CAACCTTACCTCAGAAGCAGAGCAGGCTATTCGTTTAGAAGGTCATCCAACTCTGGTAGTTCCTCCCACAGCACAACTGGGTTCAGGAGCAGGTGCTATTATTCAAATTCAGGATGGAATGGATCCCGGACTGAAACCTTATTTCCTCAGCACTGACACTGGCAGTATAGATTCTATATATAAAAGTGTTGATAAGTTAGTAGAAAGCATTGACCGTATGAGTTTTACGGGTGGTGTTAGAGCCACTGCTACAAGATCTATGAGTGGCATCGCACTTGAGACGGAGTTTCAGTTATTAAATGCCAAACTTTCAGAAAAAGCAGATCAAATGGAGTTAGCAGAAGAACAGATGTGGCGTCTATTTGGTCTATATCAGAATATGGAGTGGCAAGGTGAGATTGAATACCCTGATAGTTTTAACATCCGTGATGATGCTCGCGAGTTCAGTCAGTTGGCATCAGCAAAGTCAGCAGCCACCGCCCCAGAAGCACTACGCATCATTGACTTTAGGATTAGAGAACTTCTTGAAGATCCAACGCTGTATCTCACACCTGAACTTGAACCTAATTCAGAAAGTGAGCCAGAAGAGGAGTTGTCAGCAGATGCCGTGTCTGGAGCATTCACTCCCCACATTATGTTGGACCCTACAACGGGAGAACAGCATATGGCTACCACACCTGAAGAACATTTAGCATTAGCAGCACAAGGTTATATTCATCAACAATAAGGAGCAAGACAATGCCTCTCAAATCAGGATACTCAGGTAAAACAATAGGACGAAATATTAGGTATGAAATGAAAAAACATCCCAGTATGAGTCAGAAGCAGGCAGTTGCCATAGCACTCTCAGTTGCTCGTAAGGCAGCACCAAAAAGCCAAAAGGCAAGATTCACTAAGAAAGGACGCTGATATGCTAATGAAGAAGAAAAACAAAAAACCTGGTAAGAAGTATTGATAACTGCCAGTTCTAACAGGAACCCTATAAATATTGGGTTAAAGATTTCACTCCAAAGGAGGCACCGCTACAATGAGCGATAATACATTGGTAAATGACGACACTGGATCGTCTGATAAACAAGCCCAGGCACAGGAAAAGTTCTATAGTCAAAAAGAGTTTGATGACGCAATGGCTAAACTGAAAAGCAGTGTAGCAAGAAAATATGAGCGTCAGTTAGAAGACCTTGGCGACCTTGATGAACTTAAAAGACTAAAAGCAGAAGCAGAACAGCGTAGAGTAGAAGACCAAAAGAAAAGGGGCGACTACGATAAAATCATCGCTGACCTGGCTGCTAAAAAAGACGAAGAGATTCGCAAGCGAGACGACATTATTAAAAGTTATACGGTAGATATGCCCATTGTAGAAACAGCGGCTCAGTTAGGAGCAGTCAATCCCACACAGGTAAGACAACTCTTACGACAGAGCGTTAGACTAAATGAGGGCGGAGAAGTAGAAGTAGTGGATGAAAAAGGAACCGTGCGATATTCAGATCGTGGCAAACCCTTTGGAGTTCAAGATTTAGTCCGTGAGTTCCTGGATCAGAATCCACACTTTAAGGCTGCTACTCCTGCTACCACACATTCTAAGAGTAATGTTGCCACGACTCGCGAAAAGTTTGACATCACTAAACTGGATATGAGTAAGGCTTCAGATCGTAAGATTTATGCTGAACATCGTCGTCAGTTAGGATTGTCATAAAAAACATTACTTAAAAGGAAACTCAAATGGCTGGTTCAACCACAGATACCCTAAATGACCTCCTTCCCCAGATTGTAGCAGAAGCACAATATCAGGCGGAAGAACGCAGTATTATGCGTGGTCTCGTTAAAAACTTTGTAATCCCACCTGGCAATGGTAAAACTCTGTTAGTTCCTGTATGGGAAAAGCAGAATGTAGATGCCTCTTGGACAGAAGGTGGCGAAATCGCAAATACCGCTGTGAATACAACAGGGACTACACTAACCGTAAATCCTATTGGTATTCGCACATTAGTCACTGACTTTGCTGTCAATAGTGCTGCTACTAATGTTGTAGCAGATCTTGGCAAGTTATTTGGTGAAGCAATCGCTCGTAAGATTGACACAGATCTTACAGCCAAGTTTGCTTCTTTCACTACTAATGTAGTTGGCTCAAGCACTTCTACAATCACAGCCGCAGATGTATTCAAGGCAGTGACTCTGCTAAGACGCCAAGGCGTTGCCAGCGATCAAATCGCCTGTGTTCTACATCCTGATATTGCCTATGACCTAAAGGCAGCATTGACAACTTCTGGTAATACTCCTTATGTGGCTAACGCAATGGGTGATGTTGCTAATGAAGCAATGCGTATGGGCTTTGTTGGAATGTTAGCAGGTGTTCCAGTTTATGAAACATCAAATATGGCTAACACTGGCACAGCAGGCGACTATAAGGGCGGCGTGTTTATGCGAGATGCTCTTGCTCTCGCTTTAATGAAAGACATCAGTCTTGAAACACAGCGTCGTGCTTCTTATGCTGGCACTGATATTGTAGGCACTGCCTATTATGCTACTGGAGTTATCCAGGAAATATATGGCGTTCAGATGCTATTTGATAGTTCTATTGTTTAAGGACAACTGATATGGCTTATCCCGCAAATTGGATTGTATCAGGAGGTAATGTGCTCTCATTTGCTGAGTATGAGGACTTCCTTGCCACTGATAAGCGGGTCTTTGAAGCCAACGAAGGTCTAACTGAAACGGTGATTGAAACAGCAGCAGAAAAGGCAACCAATCGTATTCTTTCAAAAATACGAGGAACTGCCTGGTGGCAAAGCATCTTTATGAAGTTAGCCACACAGAACCAGATATCAGGAACACAGACACTATCAACCCCTTATGTGCCTCTGCCTTCTGCGAACAACATTCAAGGAAGGCAAGCAGACTTCACTGACCTCTGTGTGTATTTGACATTGTATGATTATGTCTATCCTATGATAGCAGATTTTAACAATGTAGATTCCGCAGAAGTTCAGAAAATCAATGTGTTTAGAACAAAGTATAACGAACTATTTCAGGAACTGATTGATGACGGTAGTTGGTATGACTTTAGCGGTGATGGCACCATCACTGACTTAGAGCGTATGCCTACCAGAACTAATCTTGTAAGAGTGCGATGAGAACACAACTTATTACCAGGGTCAATGCTATAATATCTACTTCCACTAACTATCAAAGTCAGGGATTTAGTGTTAGCAGCAATCTACCCTGGGAGCAAGGTGGTAATCCACTCTATCTGAAAAATATGAAGACCTTGTATTTTGATTCTGATCATCAAGAAGAAACTATTTTAATCCCCACACTCTCGGGACCAGAAGTAGCAAGGGACGATATTATCTGTCAAGCCTATTTGGCTGTTGATGCTAAATCTCCACCAACGCAGTTAGACAACTTTGTTCAATCAGTATTAGGAACTAAATCAAGCACTGGTATAACCAACTTTGGTGTTGAAAGTGATTATACCGTAGAGACTCAAGAGGATGTGTTGATCTACACCTTTGAGTTTAGAATGAACACCATAACTTATTAAAAGGAAACTACTATGGCATATATCAATGTAAGCGGTCAAAGTAGCCAGGCAACACTTCAGATCTCTACAGCGAGCATTGCTTCAACAAGCACTGGACTGATTGTCGCGGCTTTACAAGACATAACCGTGAATAATAGTGTGGGAATCTTCAACTGGACTCAGTTGGATACATTTGCCCAAAAGGCAGTGCCCACACCAGCAACAAACTCTGTCAGTGGCAACATTGTGGTAGATGATACTCAGTTCTTCCAAGCAAGCACTGGGCTATTTGATCTATCTAACAATGCTACCCTGGTATATTTCCGTGTTTATTTTAACGGAAGAAACACTGGAGCGAAATACATTGGCGGGCAAGGTTATGTTACTAACCTTGCTCCAACGGTTAATCCTACCGCTCCCGTTTGGGTGACGCCCTTTACTATCAATGTAGATGGCACAATCACAAGCGGCACCGTATAACATCACAGACGGAGCAAGAAGAGGGGGCTAACAAGCCCTCTTTTCACTTAATCAGTAAATATCTAAAGGAAAGGTTTATGGATTTACACAAGTATTCAGTTGAGCAACTTTTAGCATCATTAGAAGGCGAAGTTGCTAAATCATTAGGCGAAGTAAAGTGTGCTCAAGGTGATTTAGAAAAAGCCAACAGCAGACTGAGATTTATATTAGCAGTTATTCATATTTTGAAAGATAAGGAGAAAGAAAGATGAAACTAACACAAATAGCCGCAAAACCCAAACTAATCAAAATAGAACTCTCAGATGAGGATATCATCAAAGAGTATGGAGAGCCTCTTGAGTTTTGGATTTATGACAGACAGAGTATGGCCAAGTTCGTCAAGTTAGCCAATGTGTCTG